AGATGTCAGCCTTACAATAAGGCCCGACGCACCAAGGGCAGCTATCGCCGTCAGAACGGCGTTGTATGCCTGTAATACCGACCCAATAGCCGCGCCGATTATCGACGCGCCCGACCGCCTGAGCACTTCTCCGTCAGCAACAGCGCCCATTGTCAGTGTTGTGCCACCGCTTTCACGTAGGCCCCGTGCCTGTGCCACCTGCACTGATGCCCCTGATATGGCAAGGTCACCCAGGGCCGTTGCACCCCACACGCCACCGCCCCGATAAGGCAGGCCATCACCAAGGCCGCCCAGTGCCGTCAGATCTGCATCGTACGCCTGCACATCAGTACCGATGGCCAGGCCCAGGGCAGTACGCGCCCCGCCTGCTGTCGTCGCCCCCGTACCACCGTAGGCAATGGCCAGGGTTGACCCCTGCCAAGTCCCGGTGCCAATTGTGCCAAGAGTGGTCAGATTGGTAGATCCCGCCCACGTCGAAAGGGCGGTGTTTTCGACGTTTCCGAGGCCCAACGTTGCGCATGCCGCCGCCGCATTCACGTCGTCTAAAAGGGTGGCAGTGAATGCCGTGTAGGCGATTTCTGCGGCTGCCGTGCTGCTTGCCGATCCTGCAAGGCGGTAGGTTGTCGATAGGGTGTGTGCGCTGGCAGTCCAAGCCAAATTGCTCGTAAGCGCCGCATGGTCGAGCGTGCCGCCTCCGCCCCCACCTGCCTTCCAAGTGCCGTCATCTGCAAGAAACCGCGTCCCTAAGCCCGTTCCACCCGTGCCCAAATACCCATACGCCACCAAAGAAGATGCCCCCAAAGGCGCATATCCATTGGCTGCCCCGCGATTACCCTGATCCTCCAAAACCTGGGCCGCCCCACTACGATAGATCCGCGCCTTGCCATCGGTGGGCGATACCGAGAAGTCGCCCATCATTGACGGCAAGATGTGGCGTATCCACCGCAGCAATGCGCTTACGGGCTTCATCTTTGGGTGTCTCCGTGGATCAGGTACAGGTCAACCTCCAAGCTCTTTGCAGAACTATTCGTCGTGTATACGCCGATTTGCGGCATTAGTCCACCCGTAGGCAGGTCGGTCACAATCTCCGCGCCTGCATCAAGCCCATCTACAAGGCCCTGTATCCCCGATTCTGTGACCCGAAAGCCAATATCCACCCATCCCGCCCCTGCATTCTCTCCTAAGTCCTCGGTCGTTTCAGACGTGCCATCCCTCGCCACTGCGTACCAATGCCCCGTTGTGCCTGTCCTACGCACAATAACGCCGATACCTGATTGCACATTGACCGCCCCGCCATCAGGGTACGTCTCTGCACTCCACAGCCCGATCCATGCAATAATCTGCGTATTGGCTCCAAGAATCCGCGTCCTAACCCGAAACTCATAGCCGATCGGCGGCTTGCCATAGAACGGGGGCGCGGCTTCGCTGCCGATCCTGATAATCGTCCCGTAATCTGCAACGGCTACGCCCCCAACATCAGGCGTTGTAACCACCACAACCCCAGGCGTTGACCAATCCCATGAGCTTGTCAGGGGTGAAGGGGCTGACACAGGGGCCGAAGTGATATTCGTGAGGTCAGCCCCGATGAATTGCGGAGTCCAGTCCAACTCACCGATCCGGTCATCTTCAAGCCGGGTGAAGTCATCCCGCAGCACATACCGGCTTGCGGCAGACTCAACAGACATCACCTCTTCAAATATCACCCGGTCAACCGCCACAAAGTAAGCGTCCGCACTCTTGGCAATGATGGGTTGCGCATAGACCGCCCCATCAGGAGGGCAGCCTTGAAGCCGTCCCGATTGCCACTTATCGACCGATGTAACGGCGCTATTGGTCAGGTAATCCGTGGCCAGCGTCGATAACCCCGCCGATAGCCACTTGACGCCGATATAGACGTTGTAAGCAAGCGAATTGGCCTTGTACCTGCAATGCAGGCTGTAACGCCGCCCCGTCGCCACCGGGATCAGATCCCCATCAAGCGCCGTCGCCACCGAGGTATCAGCCAACAACAGGGCCCGATCCCCCGTTTCGGGTAGGGTATAGGTGCCGCCATCGTCAAGGCGGGCATCTGTGTCCCAAACGCCCACAATCATAGACCACCCATCAGGGGCCCACAAATTGCCCCTGGATAGGCAATCTGCGCTGAATGTGCCCCCTCGGAAGCCCCCGCCCGTGCGAGCCAATGACGCCAATAGCTGCGGCCCCGCCCGACGCGCAACGCGGTTCGTAACCCTCTGGTAAGAACCTCGGTTCCCATAGATGTCCATAGGATATACACAAATATCCACAGGCTCACCGATAGGCGTCTTTGAGAGGTCGGGCAAAACTGTTAGCAGACTGCCCCGCGTTGACCCTATCACCGTTTCGGTCAGGCTTGCGATATTTGGCGTAAACCCGCTTTGTCCTACATGAACTTCAAACCTGTCAATAAACGGGCTTGCAGGCATTTCCGTTAGGATGCTCATGATGTTATCACTTGCACCAACAGAATCAGCAAGCGGCCCATACATTTTGAGCTTAGGTGCAACGCCGTTATTGCCACTCATCTGCAACCAAGACGTTGTACCGCGCGTTGGCACACTGCCCCGAAGCTGCAACGATGTTTTGACGCCTTGCACGCCCACACTATGCCGATAGCCCACAACAGTTAGTGTAATATCCGTGTCGCTATGGTAGCCGTCAGCGGTAAACGTGTATCTATCGTCAAGCTCAACAAACGGCCAAAACATCATATCTACGGCCAATATCGCCGTGGGCTCTGCCAAGTCCGACAAACAGTTATCCGCCATCGTCTGCGCTTCGGTCAATGTATTGATAGCCGACGTTGCAGCCTCACTTATTGCCATGACACGCCGCCCATAGCTTGTAACACTGGCGCTATTGGTTGCCGTGGTGGTGGTACGCACCGGTTGACCGCTGCTATCTAAGCTGGTGGGGTCCGACCATGTAACCGGTATTACATTTCTAATATCGTCAATAGCCTTGGAAAGCTGCGTAAAATCATAGTATTGGTCAGCCGTAAACGTCCTATCAACTGTGCTTTTTGTGCGGTCAGGCGCATAGAAGGTCAACCTGAATGCAGACGTGCCAGAATCCCACCGATACCGAAGTTGCCAGCCAATCTGATCCGTTACCTTGGTCAGCTCATCAAGTAGGCTCTGCTTCTCTGAATTGTATTCAAGCAGCATCCAACCCGGAGAAGTTGGCGTGTAAAGTGTCACAACACTTGTACCAAGCGTATCGTCAAGGATGTCCTGTATCACAGTTTCCGCAGCCGTCCCGCCACTGCTTCCCCACGTCGCTTCAGTCTCAATTTGCCTATCTTGAAGCACGGCTATTTGGTCGCGACACCCAATATGTATCGGGTCCGCCGCCCAATCAATAGAGTCGATCTGCCCCCTGAAAACCTCAACCCAATCAGCACTTGCCGGTTGAACCCCAGCGGGCATGATGGCGGCATCAATGACGATTGCACGCCGCAGGTCAAGAAGCACCCCACCGCCGATGAGGTTTGCACGGGCCCCTGTACGCCCCGGTGCAAGGCTGTCATTGTACCGATCCCGCCGGATCTCAATGTCAGCGGTCACACCTTTAGCATCAACATCTTCGCCCCACGACGCTGATACCAGCCAATCAAACCCCAATAGCGCCGATAAATCTTGCATAGTCCCGCTGTAATCTGCCACCCGCACACGAAACCAGCGCCCCGCTTGGGGGCTTCTAAGGGCGGCTTCTTGCGATGCGGTAGGGGTTCTCATCAAACCTCACTTATCGTAAACGACAACTCGCGGCCAGCGCCATCCCAAGCACCTGCGGAGTCGTCGTAAAACTGAATATATTTCCCTGAAACTTCGCTGCCTTCAACCTGCAAAGATGTCTCCTCTATAAAATCGCCTGCAACTTCTAACCGTGGCAGATCCGAGAAGGCAGCCGTCGCCGCCCCAATCACGGCAGCCCATGAAGCAGGAATAATGAAGGGAATACTTACCAAATCATCAAAGTCCTGCGGCGCTATTGATGCTGCGTCACCCAAGATTGCTGCCGTGGCCAACATCTCTAAAAAGTCGATTGAACCGCCATAAGCAGCGCCGTCACGGTACTTCGTGCCGTCGCTGCACTTGATATAGTGGTGCCAAGCACCCGATTCGTACCGCCACACCATCAGGGCCCAAGGCGACGACAAAGGCACCTGCACGCCATAGGTGAGGCTTCCCCCCGCCGTCAGCCTGATATACGCGCTTCCGAATTTGGGCGATGGCGTGGCCGTTCTGCGGGTCAGCGTGCCCACCAGGGTAGTGTACCCCAACCCCTTGCTACTGTAGGCGTAATAGGTGGCGTCATCAAAGCCCCAATGGTGCCCATATCCGCGTAACAGCCCAATCCAGGCGGTTGCCGTCGCGCTGCCTATCGGCGGCGTCCTCATGGTCCACGCGCGCTTATATGCCCGTATAGACGACAATAGCGTCCCGCTGAATGCGCGCCCACGCTCGCCCACCTCGTCAGCGTTCTCATCGGCGTTATCGTTGAGGATACCCAACTGCAAGCCGTTTACTGTAATGAATGGCATTATGACCCCAGGATAAAACGTGGTGCGGTTGGGATAGAGATACCCGTCTTGCGATAGCGGCGCTTGTTGGCCTCTTTCTCCAATCGGTCAAAGAGATCCGCAGGGTCGGCGGCAGTGATAGCGGCGATATTGATAGTGATGCCACCATCACCGCGACGTTGAGAAGAAGCCGATGATGCTGCCTTACTCTGTGATACACCCTCTGCGGCAATGGCCTCAAAGCGCGCCTGAGCTATCTTGAATCCGCTCGGCACATTAGAGAGTGCCGCCGTTGCTTCTGTAGCTGCATCCGCCATCATGGCGGTTTGTGCGCTTGCCTGCGCCGTTGCGTATGCGCTTTCGTAGGTGGTACCCGCCAAAGTCTGCATAGCTTCGGCGGTTCCTGCCGTATCCACCTTCATATCTTCCAAAGCAGCAATAGCGCCGTCAACCTTATTTGTAACTTTGCTGATAACTTCAAGAACGGTAATTATGATGTTGAGAATACCGTTCCATACGCTGCCGATTGCATAGGCAATGCCCAACACAACAAATGCGACACCTTTCATAACAGTAAACAACACTTGGAACGCAAACTCAACAATAGGCCCGATTGCGTTGAGCACGTTGCCGAATATCTGAAATATGGTGCCAAACACCTGCATCATGGTGACTACCATCATCATCGCTGGCCCCAATTGAGATAGCACATTGCCCATGAATTCAAAGATAGGTGTAAGGGCCGAAAATACCGCAGCAATGGCCTGCATTGCAGGTATCAACCCTGCACCCAACCCATTAAAAATCGGGTCAAATGCTACCATTATATCGCCAAGAACCTTGTTTATACCGTCGGATAACCTCTGAAACCCAGGCGACAGTGTAAGGAGCTGCACGGTTGCAGCTGCAAGCGCCCCTTTGATGCCACCTGTAGCAAATCCTTCCATTGCAGATTTTATGATGCTACCCGTATTTCCACTTGCAGAAAGCACAGTATCAAGCAGCCCCTTTCTAAACTCCATTACGGCCTTTGCGGCATCCGCATAGATTTTGTTCATCTCGTCAATAGTACCGGCAGAATCAAGCACCGCCTGATCCATGGTGGCGATGCTATCCCGCAGCATTGACGCCTGAATAGCGGGCCCTGTGCCTGCAAGCATCATCTCCGCTGCAATAGCAGCCTGATGGGCCTCCTCATAGTCTTTGGCCGCCTGTGCAGCATCCTTGGCCGCCTTAGAGGCCCCACTGCCTGCACCCCCGCCGCCGGGGGGCGGCTCCCCGTTGAGCATATTCTGAAGCGTCTTGCCATAGTTGACAAGCGACGATTTTGCCTCATCCACCCAACCCGAAAGGTCAGGCAGTTTAAAGCTAAGTCCTGACACATTTGCAAAGTTTGACCGTGTGGCATTGAGAGACGTCTGAGCATCTGTCAGTTTCATTCCAACGCCTGCCATTTTTGCCTGCATCCCAGGAACCTGCATCAATGCTGCAACAATCGCCTGCACCGCAGCAATTGCATCACTCGCCATATCAATAAAACCTTGACGCAAACTCTCTAACTTATCAGATACAAATGTTGATGCAGCTTCCATACCAAGTCCAAGGGCATCCATCAGGCCATCTGTGCCATGTGCCATAATGCCCATACTGGCCAGCCATTCAGTAGCAACAGACGATACCACAACCCCGATGGCATCAACAATGGTTGGAATAGTGCTAACAACCGCATAAAGTGCGCCTGCAATCTCCTGCATCCCGCCGAAGTCGTTGACCCATAGTTCATACAGGGCGACGACGGCAGCAATCACGGTACCGGTGATGATGGCTGCAATAGACAGCATTGAAGCAGCAAAGGTGCCCACTACAATCCCAAGCCAAGCAAAGGTAGCAGCCAAGGCCGCCATCACGATCAACAGGGGCCCGCCCGCTGCATCAAGGGCAAGGGCCCCCACGGCAGCCGAGAACAGCGATCCTGCGGTCGCCAATGCCGATCCAGCCGCCGCTACCAACGCACCCGATAGAGCGGCCATCGTCGTGCCCAAGGTGCCTGCTGATACCATTGCAGCCAACATTGAGAGGTTCATTACAGCGGTATCAATCGCCGCTGCTGCTGCAAATAGGTCAAAGCTGGCCATAGTCGCAAGCAGCGGGATAAACGCAACTGCAAGGCCGATAACCGTTGCAACCACAACGCCAACGCCTGAAACAATAGCGCCAAGGGCACCCAGGATAGATGGCGCAAACAGCATGGCTGCCCCTGTGGCCACCCCAAGCGCAACACTAAGCGCCATAAACCCACTTACACCGTAGCTAATAACCATCTGCATAGGTGCGGATAGCTGCCCAAAAGCCACGGCCAAATAACCAACGGCATCGGCTGCTTTAGCAAGCCCGTCAAAGATGGGCTTGAGCCCCGATAGCAAGCCGGGAAGGATGGCAGAAATGGCGGGTATAGCCTTGGAAAGTGCGTCTATGAGCGGGTTTGCCATATCTGACAGCGGTATCTTGATGCTGTCCGTCAGTGTGCTCCAAACGCCTGCAAGCGTCTTACTTTGATGCTCCATCATGCCGCCATATTTCTCTTGAATGCCTAACATAATGGCATTGAGCCCAACCGCAGACGTAACAGCGCCCTTGCTAATCTGCTTATATGCTTCAGGTACGGATACGCCCATGTAATCTGCAAGCATACCGACTGCATTGATGCCCGCGTTCTTGAATTGGTTTAGCGCCCCAAGTGACACTTTCCCGGCGCTATTGATTTTGCCGAACGCTTGAATCATGCGTGGTAACTTCTGCGCCATACCATTGGGCATAGATGACGCGGCATCGCCCAAAGCCGTAAGCACCGGCAACACATTCTCTGCGGCAAAGCCTGTAGCGATCAGTTGTTGAGCGCCTTCGGTCAGGTTTTGCGTATCAAACGGCGTTACAGCCGCCATATCTCTGATATTCGTCATCATGGTTTGGGCGGCTTCTGCGCTCCCAAGCATGACCTCCATACTCATTGCCGCCTGCTGAAACGACGACGCAGATTCAACGCCTGCAACAACGGCGGCTGACAGGGCAACGGCAGATGCCGCCCCTGCGGCTTGGGCGGCGCTGGTCAGAACGTCCAAGCCTTCCAAAGCTGTGTCGATACCCGCAGTCCAATCCGAGGCGTCAAGTAGAAGCTTTGCAATTAGCGCGCCGAGATCCATTACCGCCTCCTGCCTTTTTTAGCGTCAGATTCGGCCCGTTTGCGGGCTTTCTCCTGCTCTTCTGCCTCCCAATCGTAGAAGGCGCGCCATGTGTCCAATTCGCTTGCGGGTAGGGCAAGCACCTCATGCAGATGCTTGCCTGTGTCGCGTGCAACTATGCAGGCAAGTTTGACGCTTCCGTCAATGCTTTTGGGTCATCCTTGCCCCCACCGAACATAGCAGCGGCCGCCTCACATAGCCGCCCAAGGTCACTGCCCGAAGGTGCGGATCGCAATACCGCGTCATCCGAAGGCTCAAATAGGCGCACGAAGCTACCATTATCATCCTGACGCTCAACCAAAGCCAATGCGCATTGAACCTGCAACTTTGCCGCGTCAACCTTGACCGCGCCGCCCTTGTCCGAGGGCATGGTAAAGGCTGCGCTTTGAATGCGCCCTTTTTCCTCAACCGTTGGCTCGCGGATGAAGAGGGCCTCACCGCCAAAATCGAAGGGTTTACGGTTGAAGCTTGCGGTTGCAAGCACCTTTGCGCGGAGGTTTTTGATGTCCATTGGGATGGTCCTTGGGGCTTTTAGCCGATGGTTGGAGTGACAATTGTACCGTCAACCGCACGGGGGGCGGTTGACTTGAAAGTGGCGGTTGCTTTGAGCAAATCCGCTACCGCTGCATCCTCTTTTTCAGAGGGCACAATCACGAAAGCCCGGTATGCGCTGCCCGTCCCGCCGGGGGTGACTGACAGAACGACCGAGGTTCTATTGAGAAAGATGCTTGAAAGTTTGCGACTACCCGCGCCGGGGTCCATATCGGCAGTCAATAGCGCCAAAGTCTCAACGTCAACTGTGAGTTGCATCAGACCTGCGGCGCTATTCTTCCAACCTGAACCAAAGACGCTCGTATCCAATTCGTCAGCATCAAGGCTAATACCTGCTGCACGCCCCTCTAAGAAGGTGAGGCGCGGCAAGTAAGAGCCGCTAACAGTAATGGGGCCGGTTTTGCTGCTTGTGAAGGTGACTTTTCCAAACAGGTAATCAACCGCCAGAATATCCGACGCACTGATTGCTATACCGTTGTCATAAAAGGTGAAAGTTGCAGTCGGGTCAAAAACTCGCTTTGCACTTGTCACCTGATAGGGGCCTGCACCGCTACCGGTCATTGCCTCAGCGACCATAGCCGTGCTTGTCCCTGTGATTTCAATGACGGTATTGTATGCGGGTGTTGCAGACATCGGAGCCTCTTAGGGTACGGCGGTTATGGCGGATACACTCTTCAGGGTGTAGCTGACCTTGACCAAATCTGCGACGGCAGCATCAATCTTCTGGTTGAAAACCCGGAATTGACCGGTGAATCCATTGGTGCCATCAAAAAGGGCTTTGATGTACACAATGCTACGGCCAAGATATGCTGTCTGAAGCTGGCCTTGTGCTGTGTCGCTTGCGTTGTAGTTGCCTGCAATATCGGCAGATGCTTGCATCATACCGGTAATGGCGTCCTTCCACCCGCTACTTCCAAATTTGGAAGTATCAAGCTCGTCACCGTCAAGTGACCAACCCACAGTGGTAGTATCGTCAAGCACATGCCAAGTCGATCCATCGGTGGATGTGGAAAATACGCCTGTATATGCTGCTTCGGCCATTTAGCCCTCGAAACGAAGTTGGAGGTTTATCGAAAACTTGGGGTGTTCGGTGTCGTCTTTGCCCAGATAGACGGGGCCTGACTGATTGCACATGCAATCAATATAGCCGTTTGGGGCTGTCTTTTGCAGAGAGTTCCACACAGCAAAGGCAAGCGTGCGGGTCACATCTTCGGTGTCGGGCTCACCGCGCACAAGCACCTGCACATAGAACGCCCTTACATCTTTGCCGACACCCAAGAGGGGCATCGGTGACGTGCCCCCATATTCCGCCGCGAAAACGGCCTTGTGAGGCACCGTAGCATCAGGGGGTAGCTCGGCACAGGCAAAAAGGTTTGTGCCTGCTGTGAGGCCATTGCCGCCCGAAAGAAGGGCAACGACAGCGGCGGCGGGGAGGGTGGCGGGGTTGCTCACGATGTCCTCATGACTACGCGCCCGGCCTGGATCAGTTCAGCGGGGTTGGCCTGCATCATCGCGTTTTCAAGGTACTTCGGCCCGCCGCCCCTGGGATGGTTGAAAGTCAGGTTTTCATGCTGCACGACCGCATAGGGCGTATCAAACTCGATAACCGCCGTTATACGTGCTTTATCGTTGTGCATCTTGACGACGCCGCTTGCACGTAGCAAGCCTTGGTCAATAGGGGCGCGTTGGGCGGCATCGTCGCGGATCACTTCGGCCTGCTTCTGCACGCCAACAGCCATGCCATCCATCATGTCACGGGTCGCCTTGCCAAGCCTTTGCTGCATGGCGCGGCGGTTTGTGATGGCGCAAACAACGGAAATGCTCATACCCGCACCTCGTAGTGTGAGGTGCTGCCAGAGGTCAGGCCAGGCAGCCGCTCCACTTGGTAGATGGTACGGGCGGCTGCGGCGCTATTGTGATCCGCGCCGGGTAGCCAAATACGATCCCCTTCAAGGGGTACGCGCGTCGTGTTGAGAATCACGAAGTGCGTAGTCTTGATGGTCGTTCCGTTCGGGCCATCGTAGCTTTTTTCAGACAGTTCGACGCGGGCAGCAACGCTTGTTGCCGTGCCCCACGTCGCTTGCCCCATACTGTTTCGGCCCGTCACAGATGACAGGTAAACAGTATCAGTCAATAGCGCCAATAGTGCAGGATTCAGCGCCATTACACGCCCACCTGCGTCATGGTGCTAAGCTGCGGCACAGTACCCGGCGCGGCATCTTGGCCCACATAGGTAGTGGGCTGCACCACGTCATTATCAGCAGCCAACGCCTGATTTGCTGCAACAGAGGTGCCAAGGATACTAAGCCCATTGACGCCTTGACGGGCTTGGGCCTTCAGACGCGTACCGGTTGCAGAAAACTCGGCAGCCTTGCCCGTGTACTCAACGCGGGTTTTGCCGATTGAAAGCACGCTTGCCTGTGAGTTCCACCTGCTTGCAAGGGGATCGCACGCATCGGATGCCGCCAAGTAGACGGCAGTATCATTGAGTGCGGGAAACTTCGCAAGAAAGCACGCGATCTCCTCATCGGAGAGCGTGATAGCCGCGCCCTGGACGGTATCACCGATAAGCAGGCGCACATAATCACGCCTTTCAGCGGATGTAGTGACGCCTGGATTACCGGCATACGTCCAAGTCATTAGGCTACCACGTCCACAATGAAGGACTCACAGATTGCAATATCCGAGGCACTTGCGGCGCTCCAAGTCCCGCGCAAGTCCACAGCCAAAGCGCCGTTTGTGGCGTAATCGGCAGGAGCAAGCACATAGCCCTTCGTGGCATGAACGCCCGCAACAGAAATCGTCACATTGCCTTCTGCTGCCACCTTTGAAGTCCCGCCAGGGGCCTCTCGGCTGGTGATCAGGAAGTCAAAGCGGGCAACGTCGTTGGCAACCATTGCTACCGCTGTAGTGGTGACGATGGCGGTCCCGCCCAAACGCAGCTTGAAAAGCAGCGTATCGGCGGCGGCGTTTCCGGTCACCCGCACCGAACCCCGTACCCGCAGCGTTGTACCTGCTTTGAGCATGCTTGCAGGCAGGGTATGGCTTGCAAGCGTGGTTTCAGTATTGCTGTTGGTGAGGGTGGTAGACGTGATCTTTGTGTGAACGTTTCCACCCACGATCCGCGCATTTCCACTGGTTACACCGTCCGTTGTGGTCATGCGGGCAACGAAAGCATTGCTCAAGTATAGAGCAGTGTGCCAATCGTTGGTGCTTGAAATGCGCGCGCCCTTGACCCATGCAGCTTCGCCAGGGGCAAGCGTGATAAGGGTTGTGGTTCCATCTGCCTTTTTGACCACAACATTGTAAGTTGTGCCAACGTTCCAGATGACGTACCACCGGCCAAAGGCATAGCTACCGGCAACAGCTGTAAGTGTAAGATTACGGTCTGCACCGGAAGCCGTCACCTTTTGAAAGTGGGCGCTATTGCTGGTCAATGCCCCATCAGCAGATAGGGTGAGGGCACTAAGCCCCCCGCCTGCCATCAACAGTAACGCCCCAAAAGCATATAAAGGATTGCCAGCCATGAAGCCTCCTTATGCCACAACGCCGGTTAAGAAGTACCCAAGCGCAGAATCGACGACCTTGAAGTCTTCGGCGTGCTTGATCTGGTACCACTGCTCTTCAGAGCGGAGATCCACACCATTACGGATCATGATGCCATCAACGCTGCCGGTCAAGCCGTTCCATGTGAACATCGATCCAGCGGTGGGGTCAATGGGGGAAGGGCTTGGGGCGCGATAGGCAAGCAACACGTTTTTGCCAGCCGCGAAATCCATAGAAATCGCCGCGCCGGGATTGGCGGTGTTGTATGCAACCTCGCCAACCATCACCTCATCCAACTCAAAGAGTTGGGCGATTTGCTGGCGGGTAACCTCGCGGATGTCCTTGACATTGGTAACCGCAGTGACGCGGGCCACAATCAGGGGGTGATTCTTGACTTTGGTCCAAACCTGATAGCCCATGCCCATCACGTTGGGGCGGATACCGGTCGCCTTTAGAACCGTCTCAATGCCGGTTTCAATGTCGGTAATTGGGTCCGAAGTGGGGTCATCCCAGGTGGGCGAAGGGGTGACATCACCCGTCCACTTGCCCGTGGTAAAGAAGTTGCTCACCCAGTTCAATTCACGCCGGAGGTACGCAGCCCGGGCCAAGGTCCGGGTAGCGGCTTGGTCGCGTGCAAGCGGGATACGCCAGTTTGCAGCCAACTCTGCGCTCATCGGGAATTCAGCTTCATACACCTGACAGAAGAAGGTGCTTGAAGTTGTGACACCCACACCAATTTGAGGCTTGCCACTGGCAGGGGCCTTGAGTTGGGTGGTATTGCGCATGGAGTCTGCACGACTGATCGCCGCAAAGTTCCCGCCCTGAAGATCAGAGGGGTATGCGGCAAAGAGACGGTGCAAGCCGCCCTGCGACTGGAAATAAGCATTGCAGACGTTGGGCAGCAAGGGGTTGATGTACACATCCCCAGGCTGCGGATTCACGCTTTTTGCAATCTGGGTGATGCTGGGACCACCTTGGATAATGGCGCTCATAGCTTATTTCCTTATGGTGCGACGTGCGCAAAGAGGTTGACGTTGGCTTGCTCGCCGCTTGCGCCGCCCGTCAGTGCGACGCCAATAGCTGAATTGCCCGTGCTTGCAGCAACAATCTTGCCATCGGAGTCGGTCTTTACGGAGTTCCCGGCGGTAACAGACCCACCACAAACTACAGGGCAAACGCCGCTATAGATGACTTCGGCGGGCTGACCGGCAACAGAGGGTTTGTTGCCGAGAATGTAGGGCTTGACCGATGCGGCACCTGCAACAACGGCCTCACCATCGCTATTGATGCTGAGTGCGTAGTATTGCTTGGTTGAAAGGTCAACATCAGCAGGCGCAGTGAACGACTGACGATTGATATGGGTGGCAGTGGTGGTCATTGGGCGCGGGCCTCATCGTAAAGGGTGGGATCGGCTTCAAGGGCGGCAGTAGTGGCAGCGGCCTTGGTCATGCCCTTGGCGATATTGGCGTCAACAGCTTTTTGCAGGCGTTCGGATACACCTGCGGGGGCACCTACCGAGCCGATCCGGGTAGTCAACGCACTGACGGCGGATGCCTGCTTGGCCAGCTTAACCAACTCCGCATTGATGCGGTTGTAGGCTTCGGGGCTGGCCTTTTGCACAGTGCGCAGGTCGGCAGCCAGAGAGGCATCAACGCCGGGGGGCATGGCCTTGACGATGGCGGTGAGGGCTGCTTCTTCCTGCATTTTTGCAAGGTCAGCCTGCGTCTTTGCAAATTCGGCTTGGAGCTTGGCAAAGGCTTCGTCGCGCTTGGCCAACTCTTCGGCGGTGGGGGTGGCTTCGTTGGCCATTGAGGCTCCTGTTTGGGAAAGGGGTGCTGCCTTCAAAATAACCGCACCGGCAAGCGGGTTATCGCCCTTATCGACAAAAGAGATTTCGTTGATGCGGGTGATGAACAGGTCATTTCTCTTCTGCGGCGTAGGCATGGGCACAGTGTAAAGGCGTTATTGCTGGCCTTGCAAGCAGGGTAGAATCTTAGCTGCTCACAGCGTCACCTTGACGCTATAGAGCCGCTATGGTACGCTTGGGGCATGGCCAAACGCACAGAACGCACCACATGCCGCGCGACACCCCTTGACCAAGCAATTATTGATGCAGGGGCAACAATCGCCACACTTGACACACCTGCTTTCATGGTACAGGCGGCAGCAGAAAAGGCGCGTCAGATGGTTTCACCTGCGCGCCTTGCAGAAATTGAAAGCAGGTTTTCAGATAGCGGTGCGGGTACCGCTGCCACCGATTGAGAAGGCAGATACTTCACCGGCTTTGATGCGCTTCCAAAGGTCGGCATCGTTCACTTGCACACCCACCCACCAAGCGCCATCAGGCGCATTTGCAGGAGTGCCACCCATTTTTGCGAGCGTCTCATGGTCAATCCATACGCTTGCAATCAGGGTAGCCTCTGCGTCTTTTTCGTGCATCTCTCGGCTTTTTACCTTGCCAAAGCCCTCATAGATGGCCTTTTTGAGACTGGCGACGTCTACCACATCGCCGCTGTGGTCAACAACGGCGGTTCCATCTGCATTCTTGGCAACGTAGGCATAGCCAAAGACCTGCTGTAAGTCAGGGTCAGTCTTGGTTATTGTGACCTCAAACCCTATCCGCTTGGCCATCTCACCTTCTGCAACAGGCTCACTGTCAGCCAATAACGCCGACAAGGCATCATAAGCCGTCTGCAACGTCGCGCGGTTTGCCGCCGATAACATCCGCCCCACCTTCTCAACTTCGGTGCTATCTTCCTGCATGTCCTCCTCAACCCAAGATGCACCGTCAAACTTGAAACGCCCGTAGGAGCCGTCTGCAAGCCGAACCCACCCGCCCATCTCACAACACAGGTCTAACGCCAGGAAGTAAGCGCGATCATCGCACATCCCGGCCCCTTGTGGCACGGGCATCGTGAGTGCGTTCCACCGCGCGCAGAACTCGGATTGAAGCTCGGTGGGCATCCCGGCGATCATGGTGGGGGTCAGATCTGCGGGGGTGCAGGGGATTGGTAGATCCGGGGGGTCATAGGCGACGTCATAGGGCCAGCCCGCCTCATCATAGTACCCCTTGGCAAGCCTTGCCCCACCAAAGGCAGGGGTCAAGAGATCTGTCAACCCCAAAGCCTTGGCACGGCGTTTGATATGGCGCTTTGCACGCCCTACATTTGCTGCACGGCCAACAGATTGCATTGCTGCAAGCAGGTCGGCCTCATTGGCAATGGGGTAGGAGCCATCGGGAAGGGCCTCGCCTTTGCTGGCCATTTCGCGGCGTTGGGCGGCGGTGTAAGCTTTGTCCATTATTCTGCCTTGGGGGTAGGGAGTTTCGGAAGCCCTGCGCTGTCCCGCACATACTCTTCAAGGGCGGCATCGGGGGTGAGGATGCCTTCTTTGACGGCGGTGCCTAAGAGGCTTGCAAGGGCTGACAGGTTGGGGCTATCAATGGGGCCGTGTGTTAGCTTTGGCATATACTTAGCATCAATGCCGTTTAGTTCGCACAGTGGTTTGATTGCCTGTTGGTTGAAGCAATCGGCTATATCGGTACACCAACCGGTGAGAACGATGCCTAAAAGCTCGGTTTGGTCGGCACTAAGGGCGAAGCTGCCGCTTGCCGACTGGCCCAATAGCAGGAATTGTGTCAATAACGCCGATGCAATGCGCTGCTCATACATATTTGCAAGGGCAAGGCCATCCACGCGCGGGCGCTGTGCCCCTGACAGCATACCGATGTCCCAACCGGTACGGTTCCCATCAGCATCATAGGTTGAAGGCCGAACAATGCCCGACCGTTCGCCGCGTTGCATAGTGGCTACGGACTTCTTGACTGAATCGACGGTGGCTACGGCTACTGTGTCGCCGCCCGCCGCTGCGGTGAATGTGTCGATAGGCACCTGTAGATCGAGCATACCGGTTGCATCATGCCGTAAACCGATCTGCAAGTCGGTAAGGGTGTCCATCAGGTTTCTATAATAAATATAGAGCGAACGCAGGATCGCCCGCCCTTCGGGGCTGCCCATGGTGGGATCGGCAATGTAGTGCAGGCTCTTTGCCGCAGAGATTACGGCGTGCTGCCCGGCATTGGTAAGCTGTTCCAGGGCTACGACGTGTCGCCCATCATCATCCCAAATCCAACTAAGCCGGGTATCTTGACGGCAAAAATAGAAGCCTTCCCAGCCCAATAAGCCGCTACCAATGCGCTTATACACTACCTCATGCCATGACCAACCCAACATCGCGGCGGATAGCATCTCTGCAAGCACCTGCCCCCATGAGACGGCCATTTCTTGCCATTGGGTACGCACAAAATCAGCGGCGGTGATGGCGTTGGGGTCACCGCCAATACTCGGCGCAATTGACCATCGGCATTGCTGGCAAATCGCGGCGATAATGCGCTGTGTCGTCGCGATCAACCCGTGATTGTCAAGCATCTCCCGATATTTACGGTCTGCCTGTGTGCCCTGTAGCTCACGATGAACCTCGTCTGATCCAGGGTATGAGCGGTTACCATAGACGGGGTAGCCGGAGAAGCCAATGCGGGCGAAGTTGACGGCAGGATCAGACATTGGGAAAGGCTACCTCTGTTTGGTGGTCGCGTCAAGCATTGAGGGCGTTCATGGCGGCGGCGGTAAAGCTGTGATTCTTCTTTGGCCCAAAGGTGTCGTCAAGTCCATATCGGCACCCGTCCAATGCGTGCTTCAGTGCTTCCTCGTCCACAAAGTGATAGAAGCTCTGAATAAGTGACTTGCAATCTTCACTAACAAAGAACCGATCTTCCATCTGCGCATGAGAGATTTCGCCGTGGCCAAACTCAACCGAGCCCTTGGTCTTGTTGGGCACCTCAAACTTGAATGGGCATACACGCACGCCTAACTCTTTCGCAACCGCAAGCTCAAACGCCGTGTTGCACGATTGGCCCATGCCAAGCTTCCCGGCGCTATTGACATCCCCGCGCGCCCTTCTGATTGCCGTGGCGGGTATGCCGATGGCCTTTAGCAGCTTCACAAATTCGGCGGCGTCCATTGCGGGCGTCGTCGTCTCTTTGCTTACATATTCACCCAAGACAAGGTAGGTATATGGTGCCTTTGTGCCTACAATGCCCTCAACATAAATCGCAGTCTTGCCCCCACCTTCACCCCAATCTGCGCCTATACGGAACTGGTCAATCTTGTAAGTATCCAACATCCAACGCAGGCTTTTTATGTGGCGGTCCCCAAAGGCTTGGAAACGTCGCCCGATAGTCAAACCCTCCCACCCACCATTGATGCGCTGTTCTGTTTGCCCCTGTGCCGCCGCCTTCTTTTTCTGTGCCTCAATATCTTCAGGCGTGCGGTGGGGGCTATCTTTCATTGATAGCACAATGATGATCTTCTCCCACACTTCGGCGGGGGCCATCCCTGATTCGGGGTCGCCTTCTACCTCTTTCTTTAGCCATCCCAGGGGGGCATTGACAGCAGTAAAGCCTATCAGGGTGGGGCCGTTGCCCACCGACACGCGCATACGCCCTGCGGCCCAATGGCCGGGCTTAGGGGGCTCATCGAAGAAGATGGCGTCTACTGTGCCGGATTCAAGGCTCTTTGCGTCTTGGGTGCCGCTCTTGAATTGCACCTGATAGCCGTCTTTGAAAACAAGCCATGTATGCCGCTTTCCCTTCTCAATGAAACTGTAACCGCTTGCTTCTGACCATGTACATGAGGGGTGCAAGACGTTGGGCGGTTCTACCTCGTGCATCTTTGCGCAGAACTCAGGATAACCGCTCTCAAAGTCTTTTATCACGCACCATGCCTTCCCATGCGTGCGCGTTATCGGTCGGTAGGGGTGCCACCCAAGACCCTGCCACCATATTTCAGCGCAGATAAGGCGGGTTTTCCCTACCTGATTACCCGCCATCACGATCCGGTTGACGCCCTGTGCCATGTGGGCGCGACGTTGCCCTGGGCTCATGCCGCCCTTGCCTGCCTTGAAAGTCGCATAGACCATCAGGGGGTCATTGGCAATCTTTGCAACCAGGCGCAAAGCTTCTGGATCGTTTGGTAGGGCTCGGCTCATTCGTCGTCTTTGCTCAACATCTCCCACACTTTCTGCGCATCATCGGCGTATGTGGTGATGTTTTGCACAGTGCCGCTGTGCTCAATTTCTTGCTTGGGTGGGCGAAAGTTGGGGCGGCAACTCAATCGCCATTGAGCCGTTCCTGCGCCGCGCGGGTTGGCAACGTGCTCTTTGCCCCTTACAATAGCGCCGTTAGCATCTCTGCTATCCGGGTCACGCGCAATCACCACATGATCGTCTGCATGGGCTTCGCGGATCAGTATATGCTCTGCCACTGAATCGGCACGACTGATTGCATCAAAGAAACGCAGGGCAGCGGCGTCTCTTTCGGTGAGGTCGTTTTCGTCAAGCTCACCGTCGTTGATGCGGTCGGCTATGTCACGCCCCGCTGCTTTGGCGCGGCAAACGCTGCGATGTGTCCAAGTCGCCTTGCAACTTTGTGTAAGTGCGCTTTCAATTGTGTACCGGCTTGTGCGGATCAACCCGCAGGCTCTCGTCAGTTCTTCGGGGGTGATGCGCATGAAGATGGGGATGGGGCCCGTCCCCTTATGCCCACCACCACCGCCCCCATAGGGGTAGCGGGGGTCAGCCATGGGGGGCCTTCCTATACTTCTCGCGCAGGATGCAGGGGGCTGTACGTGGCCAGTCTATGACGTGATGCAGTCGAACCTCTCCCGACCGTGGATCGCCCATGACGCCCACCTTGACGCAGGATGGAGCATACATGACGGTGTAGAAGCTCTTGACGTAGGTTCCTGATTCAAGGTAGGCTTCGGACATGCCGCCGGGGGTAGCTTGGGTTTGGTTCTGATCCAACTTTACCTGCATGGCAGTAAAGAACAGCGCGCCGGTTCTTGTAAGTGTAACATAAGTATTTACATCCTCATTGAGCCTTCCAAAGAAGTTGAAGGGCCTATCAACCGAGCAAATAAACGAGTTCATAGCCTTGCGCCGAAGCGTTGGCGATCCACCTGCCGAAGCCCCACCAATATGATCGCCGCCTTGACTAATTGCAAGTGTCAACGCAGGGATATTCTCATAAAACGATACAAGCGCATCAAGTATTTCATTCATCGTTCGCAATACTCTTGTATATTCAAACTCATATTCGTCATCGGAACAATAATAATACTTGGTATAATCATCATCCAACACCATAAAATACCTGCATCCAACCTGCTTAGCCATCCCGAAGCAGGCATTGCGCGCATAGGTCGTGGTGCGCCGGTTGTTGAAGTTATCGCCTTCATCGAAGGTTTTAGACAACTCCTCTTTAGAGAACATCAATACCTGATCGCCATACTTTGCCCTGTAGTCGTTGCCGGTCTTGTCCTCATCGTCAATCACGATGTACAGTTTGCCCGTATAGCCTGCCTTCGCAAGAGTCGCGTATGTAATCACCTTATCAGGGCGTCCATGCGATATGATGAAGATGCAGAAGTCCTCACGCATCTTTGGGCTCCTCTTGTCTGACTAAGAGGCGTAGACGTTCGGACATCTTCACAAAGCCGTTCTCAACCGCCTTATTGTAGTCAATGATGACAAGTGCCGAGTTCTCAAAGAGGGCTTGCACCGTGGCGTCTGCATGGGCGTAAAACTCTGCGATGTTTTTGAAGTTGAAAGAAGTATGGCGCATGGCAGCCAACTTCAGGAACATTGCAATATCTTGGGGGAGTTCTGCCTTGTCGATGTCGGCTATGAGTTGCAATGTCTTGGCGTTATCAAACAGTTCTGTTACCTCTGGCTTTTTGCCTTTCGGTTCATAGACGGGGATCTTGATCTTGGTGGTGTACTTCGGATCGCCAATCGCACCGTTTGCTTTGCCGCCTTCATCGTCATCGTCGCCATCGCCATCACTCTCACTGCCCCCCATGTTTGCCTCATCAGCAACAGGGTTCGTAAACATCCCCAACTCATCTTCTGATAGGAACAACCCCGTCAAATCATCGCCTGCCGCCTGCAACTCTTGAAGGATGGGGGCGACAAGCAGGGGATCATCCTCGCTTGCTTCGGTGCTCCAATTATCGACCATGCCGTATTTCTCGGCGGCTAATTGGCTATCGAAGGTGCGCGGGCGAACGGGGATCATCCAC